TCTCTGGGGAGAGGCCCGCAGTCTCGGCCCGAGAGCTGCATGAGTTCCTGGGGGTGGAAACCAGGTTTAACGACTGGTTTTCCAGGATGTGTGAGTATGGGTTTTTGGAGGGTGAGGACTTTTACTCATTTTTGAGTAAAACCCCGACAGGTGGACGCCCAGCACAGGACGCCGCCCTCTCCATCGACATGGCCAAGGAGATCTGTATGCTACAGCGCAATGAAAAAGGTAAACTGGCACGCCAGTATTTCCTTGCGCTGGAGCGGGATTGGAACAGCCCGGAAAGGGTCATGGCCCGGGCGCTGGAGATCGCCCACAAAAAACTGCGGTGTCTGGAGGAACAGCGGGAGCTGGACCGGCCCAAGGTCCTGTTCGCGAATGCGGTGGCTGCGGCCAGGACCTCCATCCTTGTGGGAGAGCTGGCCAAGGTGCTGAAGCAGAACGGGGTGGACATGGGCCAGAACCGTCTGTTCACCTGGCTGAGAGAGAACGGCTATCTGATCCGGCGGAACGGGAACGACTATAATATGCCGACCCAGAAGGCCATGGAGATGGGACTGTTTGAAATCAAGGAGACCGTGGTGGCTCACGCAGACGGGCACACTGATACCAAGAAAACGCCCAAGGTAACAGGGCGTGGACAGCAGTATTTCATAAACAAATTTCTCGGTACTTAAAACAGCGGCTGGCGGGGCTGGGGCGTCCTGGCCCCGCCGGTAGAAAGCGGGTGATGAGATGGCCGGACGGCCGAAGGAGGGCATTGAGTTCTCCGGCTGGGCCACGGACGTATTTGAAGATCCGAAGATAGACAAGCTGATCGACGGCCAGGGTGTGGCCGGGTTTACGATCTATTTCTATCTTTGCCAAAGGGCCTTCGGGCTGCATGGATACTTTTTGCCATGGACCTGCGATGATGCCGCCAGCGTTGCACGACGGATCGGCGGCGGAGTTGGGTCAAAGGCGGTACAGGATACCGTTGGGCTGTGCTTGCGTATTGGCTTGTTTGACCGCATGCTGTACGAGGGGCACGGAGTACTTACGAGCAGGGGCATCCAGCGCAGTTTTGTGCCGGCGCTGAAAAAACGCCGGGTAAGGTCTGTCATAGCCGATTATTGGCTCTTGGGAGCCGACGAGAGCGTCGGTTTGGTTTTCATACCCAAAAACGGTGGGTAACGTCCATCTGCGTCATGCAAATGCCCATTTGCGGCCTGCGAATGACACATAGGATAGGATAGGAGAGGTATAGGGATAGGAGAGGTAGTTCTAAAGATAGAACTCAAAAAACTATACCATCTACTTCTAACGGGGGGCGCGCTACTGAAAGAGCTCTAAGAGAAGAACAGGGAGCGGCGACTGGAAGGTGGACCCCCGCCCCAAAAACGAGAGGTGCGATTTGACAAAAGAGGACGTATGCAGGACGTTTGACCTGCTGGAACAGATCTACCAAGGCAAGAAGAAGCCGCGTGACAACGTGACGCTGGCAATCTGGGCAGAGATATTGAAGCCCTGGAGCTATGCGCAAGTCAGGAGCGCAGTGGTTCAGAGAGCGCGGGAAAACCGATTTTTTCCGGATCCCTCGGAACTGGCGGCATATCTCCCTCCCATAAGAGACAAGGGGGCAGAGAAAAACGCCCCAGATGGCCTGTTAGAAGCTATGGAGAAAAAGCGGAAGGAATTGGATGACTGGCAGGAGGAGTGGCACCAGGAACTGCGGGAGCGTGGGCTGCCCACATTGCGGGAGGCTGCGGCCCGGGGAATGAGCCCCGGGGAGTGGAATGCGCTGCTCCGGGAGGCCGGCGTGTGGGAGGCTGCCCATGGCTGACACACTATGCCTGAGCTGCGCAAAGTGCTATGGAGACTGCCCGTGGTCTGAGCGGGATCCAGAGACCAAGCGGATCAAATTCCAGCCCGTTCCCGGGTGGACGGCAGAACCGACTTGGAAGCGGGGCTGCGGGGCCTCTTACCATGTGGTCGCCTGCCCGCTGTATGTGAGCGACGGGAAGGACTACTCCGCCGGCCGGGGCCAGAAGCCGAAGTTTGACGTCCGGAAGGTGGCGGCCTGTATGCGGGCCGGGATGACCGATAGAGAGATCATGCGGCGAACTGGGATCCAGTCAGATAGCACGCTGAGGGAGTATAAACGGCGGGCGAGAAAATTGGAGGAACCAGAATGCTGACCATCGTGATCCAGGTAGACGCCCCGCCTGGTCAGGCCATCGGCGTGAAGGAGCACCTGGCCATGTGCCTGGAGCGGTACGGAGACACGCGGGTGGTGGAGATCCGGGAGACCGGGGTGGAGCAGATGAGGATGGAAGGGGCAAAACAACATGAACTGCCGTGGGTGTAGATGGCTGGACGAGACGCGGCCGCAGGGGGCCGGATACTGCTGCACAGTGCAGCGGTCCCAGGACTATCACACCATGCCCTGTGTGATCGACTGTGGGCACCGTGCGCCGGAGATACGCAGGCCAGAGGACCAGCGGTGCGAACTGTTCGAGCCGGGGGATTTTAAAACTAGGTTCAGAAAGGAGAACAACCATGACTGTAGTTTATAAGGGGCCAGGCTGCGCGCCTGAGGTACGGGAGATTGGGAACACGCTGAGAGATCTCCAGGCATGTGTAGGCGGGTACATCGAGACCGTTACGTTGGCCACTGACGCTGTGGTCATCTGCAACGAGGAGGGGCGGCTGATGGGGCTGCCACACAACTGTATTTTTTGTGGAGTGGAGTTTTGCGGGCCCATCATTGTGGCGGGCATAGATGGCGATGAATTTGCGAGCCTGGGGCCTGAGGAGATCTCGGCGATCATTAGCTGGTTTGGCTATGATCCTGATGGGAGGGAGGCAGGAGAGAATGCAAAAAATGAAAATTGATGATCTGATTTCCGCGTTGAGTCAACTGAGCGTCGAGACCGGCTCTCTGGCCTGCCTGGGCTGCGGGCACGAGCACAACTGTTCCACCAGTGGTTGCGCCATCATTCGGGAGGCGATTAAGGCGCTGCGGGATGCGCCGTGGATCAGCGTCAAGGACAGACTGCCCGAGGATCGTGGCAATGTCCTCGTTGTGGCTTTTTGGCATGAGCGGTGGGGTGTTTATATGGGCTGGTGTGCTCCAAAGAGAGCGGAATGGAGTGTCCATGTTGGGATTGGCGACAGGGACGATGTTGCCGTCTCCCACTGGATGCCGCTGCCGGAGCCACCGGAGGTGAAGTGAACATGGACATGAAAAATTTTATACAGGAGCGAGACGCAGCGCTCCTGTCCCTGGACGAGGAGAGGGTAAAAAAATACTGTCGGGCGTGGGGAGTACCCATCCCAGACTCAAATGAGGTGTTCTGGCTGTCGGTCCACAAGGCCATCTGCAATATCACCTCAGCATCCACAGAGCAGAGACGCAGGAGCGCACAGTGGCTGGCAGAGCACGGCTCTACACCGGAAATATGAGGGAGACGTATGGATAGATTAACATTTGACGGGAAATTTTGCGACATCGCCATGTGTGAGTTTACTCCGGGAGGGTCGTTTTGTGAGGAGGGCTACTGCTCCCAGCGCAGGGTATGGGAGCGGTTGAAATCCATTGAGGACATCCTGGGCGATGACTACGACCTGGACCGCCTCCGGGAGCTGGCGGAGGCCGACCGTAAGGGGCGGTGCGTGGTTCTGCCATGCATGATTGGAGACACCGTGTATGTCCTAAATCACCATCTGGGTCGAGTGTTTGAAAATGAGGTTGCTGGGTTTTCGGTGGGGTACCAAAGCGATAACAGGAACAGTGTGTCTACTGTTTATGTCGGGAAATACGGATCTAAAACATTCCGAAGGTGGAAATTCCAACAATTTGGGAAAACCGTCTTTCTGACCCGCGAGGAAGCGGAAGCCGCACTGAAGGAGGCAGAGGAATGAAATTTTGCAAACACCGCGTCATGGATCGTTGCCGAAAGAAAGGTAGGCCGTGTACGTTCAGCAAGGAATGCTTTGAGGCGGAAGAAGATCGCGAGACTAACGCCGACCGCATCCGGGCCATGAGTGACAAGGAACTGGCCGGCTTCATCGAAGAGCTTGCCTATAACAGAGAAACCCCGTGGGGTGATCTGTTTCAGGAGACGTTTTGCAAGGGGTGCCCGGCCCAAGAATACACCATGGAAAACGGGCAAAAAATGCGGCTCCGTGAGTGCGATTTCGCTGATGGGGAATGCCCGCATGGGAGCGACATTGCGTGGTGGCTCCAGCAGCCAGCGGAGGAGGGTGACAGATATGCGGCTGATTGATGCTGATGCACTAAAATCGGAACTGATTGCTTTTTACGCAGATTCCGCCGAGTTGTTCAATGAGGTTTCTTGTTTGGTAGATTCTGCTAAAACCGCTGAAACCGTTCCGGTGGTCCTCTGCCGGGATTGCAAGTTTATCATCGATAGAGACGATGGCACACATGGGTGTTATCGACATTTTGTGGATGAGTGCGAGCCGGATGACTTCTGTTCGTACGGGGAGCGATCTACAGTAGATGGACTTAAACCGTGTCCATTCTGCGGTAGTCAGAACATCGGTATTGTATACACGAGAGCCAATGGTATCCCATCTGGAGACGATGGATGGCGCGCAGAAATCAAATGTAAATGTGGAGCCAACATGAAGTTTTGGGCGTTGAAAAAGTCATGGGCGAAAGAGAGCATTACGAAGGCATGGAACCGCCGAGCTTGAGAGGAGGATCAGGATGGCTGAGTGTAAAGCGTGTGGGGAGTGGTTTGGGACGGCCACACCGCAAGATTTGTGTCCTACCTGTGAGAGAGCCTTAAAACGGCTGGGTGGATATGTGGAGCCGGTGCGGCATGGGCGGTGGGTAAAACAATATCGCAGCGGGATTCCCGTAGACAAAGGCTATGTGTCAAGCTGCTGCGATATGTGGAGTGATCGAAAATCAAACTACTGTCCCAACTGTGGGGCAAAGATGGACGCTGATGGATAATCTTCTGACGGACAAGGATCTGGAGACCATCGCCCGGGCCCACCGCCGCTGCGGTGAGATGGAGATCGAGCGGACGCTGGGGGCGCTGCGGGTGCGGGTGAGCACCTGCCCCGCCTCCCGGGCCTGGTCCGTGCCCTACCTGATCCGGCTGGAGCGGTGGCGGCCTGGGATGTACAGCACACAGTATCTTGACAGCGCGGAGGCGCTGAGGGAGGAGATTGCCGATGAGCGATAATGATACACTCCGCCGGATCGCGGAGCAGCTTGGACCGGAGGAGATCCTGTGTCAGTGCGCGGAGGAGTGCTCTGAGCTGGCCCAGGCAGTGCTCAAGATGCGCAGGGTGCTGGTGGGAACCACACCGCTGACGCAAAGCGAGGCGCGGGTCCTTATCAATGAGGAGGTGGCCGATGTGCTCAACTGCGTGGAGTCTTTGGAGGCCATCAGCTTTGTGGACCGGGCCCATGTGTCGCGGATCCAGGCCGAGAAGCTGGAGCGGTGGGACAGGCGGACCATGGAGGACGTGACATGAGCGGGATGCTGGACAAGCTGCACCGGAAGCACCAGATCGAACTGGAGGTGACGCGCCATGTGACCCGGCAGGAGATGGTGGATTTCGCAGCCATCGCCCTAAACGACGCCTTTGGGTTCGGGCCGGAGCGGTGCAAAAAATTTGTGGACGCCCTGAACGCCGCGGTGAACGAGACGGCGGACATGATGGACGCAGACACCAAGGATATGGAGTACACCATCGCAAAGTTTGAAGAGCGGCTGAAGCAGGTGGTTGGCCCGTACTACGTAGACAGGAGTGAGCGGTATGGGTAATCAGTGTGCGGGATGCATCTATTACAAATCCCTGGGGGCCTGCGGAGAGGGGACCGAAAAAGCGTGTCACTATCTTCTGATCTGTGGAAAGCCGAGAGTACGCGATGGTGAAAAGTGTCGGGCCAGACAGGAAGAGAAGGTCCGCCGCAAGAAGAATGGAGGGGGAAAAGATGTTGGACACAGAACAAGCAGCCAGGATGTGCCCAATCTGCGGAGAAGATAGTTCCGTATATGACACGAGGGAAACGCCAAACGGAAAAATCATCCGCAGGCGGAGATGTACAAAGTGTGGGGCACAGTTTGAGACAGAGGAAACATTTGCTCGATTTCTCCCCGGAAAAAATCAAAAAAATTTTTGAAAACCCTATATATAGGGGACAGGCCTCAAAATATCTGAGAAAATGGGGGTGGGTAGAGATACCCACTCCCTTCTTTCTTTTGCCCGGCTCCGTGGCAAAAAACGGGCCCTCCTAACCAATGGCCGCCCTGATCTGCACAAGGGGCGGCAGATATGCCGCAGGTAGAACCAGCCCAAGATACGGGCCGGAGGGTCGCGCCCTCCATGCGGCAACATCGCCCTTTACGGGCATTAGACAATTCGCTCCAAAGGCCAAGGAGCTGACTGTGGAAAGACACTATACTGGCGAATCGGGGTCGCGTATCTTGCCAGTGAAATCACCAGCGGCCTGCCAGTAAGCCATAACTGGCTGACTCCGGGTGGAATGGCAGCCTTTGAGAGTCAAAACCGCGCTATCCCGCTGAAAACTGCCCGACGTGGTGTGACAATTAAGCGGGATGGCCACATACGCCGCCCCTCGCCGCATGAGGCGGGCGGTGGCACCAGGACGCAAGTCCTTACAGAGCAGGCCCCCGGAAAGCCTGACCAAACCCGGAGCATACCCCGGAAGGGGTATATATGCCGCACCTCGTTGCGGGAGATGGGGGCGGAAAGCTTAAATTGAGGGGTAACGCATGGCGGGATATGCCCCCGCCACCTCTCCTATGAAAGTGTGGGAAAATGTCTACCCCAATATGGAGCTATAACGAAAACTAATTGAGGGGTGGCGATCATGGCTGCACGACTGACGGATAAGCAGCAACGTTTTGTTGCGGAATATTTGATAGACCTGAACGCGACACAGGCGGCTATTCGGGCAGGGTACAGCAAAAAGACCGCCGACAGGATTGGGCCAGAACTGCTTGGGAAAACTTGTGTTTCGGAAGCGATACAGGCGGCGAAAGCGGCCAGAAGCAAAAGGACGGAGATTACACAAGACCGCGTTCTGGAGGAATATGCAAGGATCGCGTTCTTTGATCCTAGGAAGATGTTTGATGCAGATGGCAACCCGCTGAATATTTCAGAACTGGATGACGACACCGCGGCGGCGGTTGCCGGTCTGGAGGTTATAAAAGAGGTTGACCCAGACACGGGAGTTACCTCATACACCAAAAAATATAAAATCACGAACAAGCTGGGAGCTCTGGACAGTGTTGCAAAGCACCTCGGAATGTTCAACGGAACATTTGGAGCGCCGAAGGATGAGGCGAAAGAGGACGGGCTCAGCCAGAGCCTGAGAGAATTGGCGGAGGAGATGGAGAGCGATGATTAGCCCAAAACAGCGAAAAATCCTCGCCTTCCCCTACTCCAAGTACGATGCCCTTATCTGCGATGGTGCCGTAAGAAGCGGGAAAACATCGCTAATGGCTGTCGCCTTTATAGATTGGGCAATGAGAGAGTTTTCCGGGCAAAGATTTGGATTGTGTGGCAAAACGGTTGACTCATGCTCAAAAAACCTGGTGGTTCCATATATTTCTCTTTCATACGCCAAAGAGCGCTACACCATGCGCTGGCGGCGGGCAGACAAGGTGCTGGAGGTCCGGCGGGGCGCAGTGACCAACTACTTTGAAGTGTTCGGGGGAAAGGACGAGAGCAGCTTTGCACTGATCCAGGGCCGCACGTTGGCCGGTGTGCTGCTGGACGAGGTGGCGCTGATGCCCCGTAGTTTCGTGGAGCAGGCGTTGACCCGCTGTTCTGTGGATGGGGCAAAGTTGTGGTTCTCCTGCAACCCGGAAAGCCCGCAGCACTGGTTTTATCTGGAGTGGATCAAGCGGCACAAGGAGCGAAACGCTCTGTACCTGCACTTTGAGATGACAGACAACCCCGGTCTGAGCGCCAAGACCATCGAGCGCTATCAATCCATGTTCACTGGCGTATTCTACGACCGGTATATCAGGGGTCTGTGGGTGCTGGCCGAGGGCCTGGTCTATGACTTCTTCGGTGAGGAGCAGATCGTGGATGAGGTCCCCGGCAAGGGTGAGTATTACATCTCCTGCGACTACGGCACGCTGAACCCCTTCTCCGCTGGCCTGTGGTGCTGGGATGGGAAAATGGCCACTCGTGTACGGGAATACTACTACTCCGGGCGAGAGAACCAAAGGAACAAGACCGACGAGGAGTATTATACCGATCTGGAAGCCCTGGCCGGTGATTTACCTGTTCGGGCGGCGGTGGTGGACCCATCAGCGGCATCGTTTATCGAGACCATCCGGCGGCACGGGCGGCTTAAGGTGCGCAAGGCACACAACGAGGTGGTCCCTGGTATCATGACTACAGCGCGGATGCTGCGGGACGGGACGGTGAAAATTCACCGCTCCTGCAAGGATGCAATTCGGGAGTTTGGCCTGTACCGCTGGGACGATAAGGCGGCGGAGGATAGGCCTGTGAAGGAAAACGACCACGCCATGGATGACATCAGATATTTTTGTCAGACGATTTTAAGGCACAAGGCCGGGAAGCCGGAGTATGTACCGCTGTACAAGCGGAGGTGAGAGATTGAAAACCTATCAGGACCTGACTGCCTTGGGAGACAACGAACGGGACCGGATGGAATTTGTACGGTCCGTTGTCCGGGACCACCTGGGGAGCGCAGATTACCGGATCGCCGCCGCTGCGGAGGAATACTACGCCAAGCGGAATACCACCATCGAGCGCTTTCAGAAGATGCTCTACACGGCGACCGGGCAGGCGTATCCCGACCTTTACAGCAGCAACTTCCGGCTGAAAACCCTCTTCTTCCGGCGGTTCGTCATCCAGCAGACCCAGTATGTTTTGTCCAACGGCGTGACCTTTGAGAACCAGGAGACGAAAAAGAAACTGGGCGGCACCTTTGACAGCCAGCTCCAGAAGCTGGCGAAAAAGGCAATGGTGGACGGCGTGGCCTACGGCTTTTGGAACCGGGACCACCTGGAGGTCTTCGGCTTTGCGGACACCTGCAACGAGGCAGGCTTTGCCCCGCTCTACGACGGCGACAACGGCGCTCTGGCGGCTGGTGTGCGGTACTGGGGGGCTGCGGAGGGGCAGACCAAACGGTACACCCTGTATGAGCCGGACGGCGCGACAGAGTACATCCAGCGCAAGGGTGAGGACTTGCAGGTCATCCAGGAGAAACGGCCCTATCTCCGGGACGTGCGCCGGGACGGGCTGGGCACTGAGACCATCGAGGGCGGTGGGAACTACGCTTCCCTGCCCATTATCCCCATGTACGCCAACGACCTGCACCAGTCTGAGTTTGTGGGTATCCGGGAAAGTATCGACTGCTATGACTTCATCAAGTCCGGCCTTGCCAACGTCATCGAGGACAATTCCTCGGTGTACTGGACCCTCAAAAATGCCGGAGGCATGGATGACACAGAGATTGCCCAGTTCATGGACCGGCTGCGGACGCTGCGGGCGTCTGCGGTGGACTCGGACGACGGCGGCGGGGCGGAGGCCCACACGCTGGATATTCCGTATGAGGCCCGGGAGGCCATGCTTGCCCGCCTGCGAAGTGACCTCTATGAGGACTTCCAGCTGGTGGACCTGGAGAAGATGCTTTCCGGAAACCTGACGGCCACCGCCATCCGCATCGGCTATCAGAGCCAAGACGACAAGTGTGGGGACTTCGAGTACCACATCCGGGACTTTATCGGCAATCTGCTGAATCTGGTGGGCATCGAGGACGAGCCGTCTTTCCAGTGGAACCGAATCGCCAACCAGCTGGAGGAGACTCAGATGGTCCTTGCCGCCGCCAACTACCTGGACGATGAGGCGGTTATCAAGCATCTTCCCTGGATGACCCCGGAGGAGGCGGAGGAGCTGCTGAAACGCCGGGCGGCGGAGGAGATCGACCGCACGCTCTTTCGGGGGCCGGAGGTGACGGAGGATGGCGAGGAAGCCTGATTACGCCCACCGGGCGACTGATAAGGAGCTTGCTGAGCTGGAACGGCGCATATCCGCCATCTACCAGGAAGCACGGGGCAGCCTGGACGAGACCGTGAAGGCCTACTTCGAGAGTTTCCGCAAGCGGGATGAGGAGATGAAGAAACTCATCGGAACCATCCAGAACGGGCGGGAGTGGACAGAGCAGGACTATATTAACTGGAGATTGGCCCAGATCGGGCGGGGTGAGCGGTTCAAGGCGCTGCGGGACAAGGTGGCGGAGCGGATGACCAAGGCCAACGAAACGGCCACCGCCTATGTCAACGATGCTACACCGGGGATCTACTCATTGAACCGGAACTACGCGGCATACACCATAGAGCAGGCAACCGGGGACGTGGGTTTTGACCTGTGGGACGAGCAGACGGTGAAGCGACTGATCGTGGAGCAACCGGGCCTGATGCCCTACTACCCGCCCAAGCGGGCGCTGCGCCGGGGAATCGACCTTGCCTGGGGGAAAAAGCAGATCACGGCCAGTGTCACCAGCTCCATTCTCCAAGGGCGGAGCATAAAGGGGATGGCGGACGACCTGCAAACCCGCATCCCGGAGATGAACCGGGCCAGCGCTATACGGACGGCGCGGACGGCGGTCACCGGGGCGCAGAATGCCGGGAGAATGGATAGCTACCACGCCGCCGAAAAAATGGGTATCCGCATGAAAAAGGAGTGGCTTGCCACTTTGGACAACCGCACCCGCCACGCTCACGCTATGCTGGACGGGCAGCAGGCCGATGTGGATAAGCCGTTCAAGGTGGATGGGGAGGAGATACGATACCCCGGGGACTCGACGGCGGCGGGGCATCTGGTCTATAACTGCCGGTGCACTCTGGTGGCAGCGGTGGATGGAGTGGATACCTCGGACGCGCTGCGGCGGGATGAGTATGGACCTCTGCCTAATATGACCTTTGCCCAATGGGAAAAGCAAAAGCGCGGGGAGGGATGCTTGCAGAGATGAGAGTAGACATCTATGACCACTCCGCCGAAGTCCTTGCCGCTCTCCAGGAGGCCGCAGGGCGGGCGCTGGAGAAGTGCGGACTGGTGGCTGAGGGGTACGCCAAGCGGCTGGTACGGGTAGACACAGGCAACCTCCGCAACAGCATCACCCACAAGGTGGACCCGGCAGAACCGGCGGTGTATATTGGTACGAACAGCGAATACGGCGCGTACGTGGAGCTGGGCACTGGCAAGTATTACCCCGGCGGGCGGCCCACCCCGTGGAAGTACCAGGATGCCAACGGCAACTGGCACTGGACGGCGGGTAACAAGGCGCAGCCCTACCTGAAACCTGCGGTTGCCGACCACGCTAACCAGTACAGAGCGATTATTGAGGACGAATTGCATGGACGCTAAGACCATTCAGGCCATTGAGGCCGTGCTTGCAAAAGGCGACAGAGTAGAGTTGATTCCTGTGAAGAATGGCGTCAAGATCATACATATCAGACGGGAAGAGGTAAAAGAAACCCGCCCCGGTTAGGGGGCGGATCGGGTGCCCTCGTGACCTCCAGGGCGGGCGTTTGTTTATTCGTCATCCTGCGGGTCTTGATCCTTAATTTGAGCTATTAGATTGGCCCGGATGCGTTCCCACATTTGCCGGCTACTACTGCCCTTGTCAAAGCTCAGCATTACCGTTGTAAGGGCGATTCTGATGCGGCACATATCCGCACGGCTCATGGTTACGGTTCTCATTTCCTGATTTAACATTTCGTGTTTCCTCCTTGATTCCTCTGCCTTACGCTGATATAATCAAGGTGGCCGGGGTAAGGCTCCCGGCTCACCTTTGGTGGTGTGGGGCGGTGGGCTGTGGTAGGCAACCGCCCCGCTTTATTTACTCATTCATGATGCGCTTGACGCTTTCTCTGAGCTCTTCCAGCGTTTCGCACTTCTCAATGAGTTCGAGGATTGCTTTCAGCAATGCCTCGGTCACATTCATTTCGTTCATTCACCTCACTCCTTTCTGTAAGAGATTTTGTATCTCTGCCTTACAAGGATATAATACAATACGTTAACGTATAATTCAATAGGCAAATCTGCCAAGGAATGAGTTAACGTATTGTGCAAATTATACGTTTACGTATTTTCTTCTTTGTGGTATACTATCCCAAAAGGGAGGAAATTGTATGGGAAGTGAAGCGCAGAGCAGGGCGAGTACAAAGTACAATAAAAGTCGAGATAATATCATGATACGCCCAACGATAGAAGAGGGCGCAAAAATCAGGCAAGCTGCGGCTGATGCAGGGAAAAGCGTTCAGGCGTATATCCTGGACATTTTGAGAGAACATATAAAATAAATATTGCTCCCGCCTCTAAGCGTTGAGGCGGAAGACCCAAGCGTGGGTGGTTGTTGCAGACTTTTTGCAACAGCTACCCACGCTTTTTCTTTTTGGTAAATGCCGCGAGACACTGCGGTTTTTATAAAACTCTAAGGGCGAGACACTGCCCCCGAGACAAAGGAGAGTATGTATATGGCACTTACAGTAAAAATGCTCAAAGGACTTGGATTGACAGATGAACAGCGGGAAGCAGTCCTTGAAGAGCATGCACGGACCGTAGACGAAATCAAGGTGGAGCGCGACCGCCTGAAAAAGGATGCGGAAAAACTTATCACTGTCCAAAAGGAATTGGACGACCTGAAAGCCGCCGGTGACGACGGCTGGGAAGCAAAGGCTAAGGGCTGGGAGAAGAAATACACCGACCTGGTGGCCGATAACAAGAGAAAGGAGACCCGGGCGGCCAAGGAAGCGGCTGTCAAGGCCTACTACGAGGGCAAGGGCATCACCGGGGACAACCTCACCATTGCCATGATGGGCAGCGGAGAGGCCATCGATAAGCTGGAACTGGACGGCGACAAGATCAAGGATGCCGCCGCGCTGGACGCTCTGGTGGGCGGGGCCTTTGCGAAGCTGGTCTCCACTATGACCACGGAGGGGCTGGAAACCCAGACGCCCCCCAAGAACAATGGCGGCAAGCTGACCCGGGAGGAGATCGTGAAGATTGCTGATCCTGTGGAGCGCCGTGCCGCCATCCGAGACAACATGGAACTGTTTGAGAAAGGATGATAATTCATGGCAGCAGATCCCAAGCTGATTAAGAAGACCGACCTCGCCCGCGTGCGGGAGATCGACTTCACCCTGATGTTTACCGAGAGCCTGCGCAAGCTGACCGAGGCCCTGGGCGTGACCCGGAAGGTGGCCAAGCAGGCGGGCACCGTGCTGAAGACCTATAAGGCCACCGGCACCCTGGAGGATGGCGCTGTCGCCGAGGGTGATACCATCCCTCTGAGCAAGTACACCACCGAGGCTGTGTCCTACGGTGAGATCACCCTGAAAAAGTGGCGCAAGGCAACCTCTGCCGAGGCCATCATCGAGCGCGGCTATGACCAGGCCGTGGGTATGACCACGGAGCGGATGCTTAAGGACGTGCAGAAGGCTATCCGCAAGGACTTTTTCACCTTCCTGGGCACCGGTAACGGCACGGCCACCGGCGCGGGGCTCCAGGCGGCTCTGGCCCAGACCTGGGGCAAGCTCCAGACCCTGTTTGAGGACGACGACATTCAGGCCGTCCACTTCATCAACCCCCTGGACATCGCCGACTACCTGGCTACCGCCACCATCACCACCCAGACCGCCTTTGGCATGACCTACATCGAGGACTTCCTGGGCATGGGCAAGGTGTTCATGAACTCCAGTGTTCCCAAGGGCACCATTTACTCCACCGCACAGGACAACCTGGTTCTCTACTATGTGCCCGTCAACGGCGCTGACCTGAATGAGGCGTTCTCTTTCACCAGCGACGAAACCGGCTATATTGGCATCCATGAGGAGCCCGACTACACCAACATGACCGCCAGCGACACTGTGGTGAACGGTATGACCCTGTTTGCCGAGCGCCTGGACGGCGTGGTCAAGACCACCATCACTGAGCCGGGCCCTTAAACGCGCTGTTGAGTGAGCCTGCGCCCGCTGCTCCTGCTGGCC